CTTAAACTATTTTTAGGATCTCTGCATTTTTCCACTTGCCAGTGATCGAAATTGACCGTATTCTCGGAGTAGATATTTCCGAGGAGCGGGGCTCTAACGAAATGTCATTAGATCAAGTTAATTCTTGATCAATGTGAGTCCCGAAAAACGGAGAATTTCAAATGGCTTTAACCCTTCTCGAAGCTGCAAAGCTCAATAGTGGTGATACCTATAAGCAGGGTGTCATCGAGATGTTTGCTTCGATGAGTGATGTTCTGATGGCCCTTCCTTTTGAAGGCATTCAGGGCAACGCGATGAAGTACAACCGTGAAGAAACCCTTCCTGGTATCGGCTTCCGCGGCGTGAACGAAGGCTTCAGCGAATCAACTGGTGTTCTGAACCCAATGGTCGAGTCACTGTTCATCGCCGGTGGCGATCTGGACGTTGACCGTTTCATTGTTCAGACTCAGGGCGAAGGCCAGCGCGTCATTCATGAACAGATGAAGCTGAAACAGCTTGCTGATACTTGGACAACCAAGTTCATCAAAGGTGACTCGGCAACTGATCCGCGTGAGTTCGATGGTCTTCAGGTCCGCCTTGGTGGCAATCAGCTGATTGCGGCTGGTGCGACTGCCAACGGTACGGCTCTGTCCCTTACGAAACTTGACGAGTTGATCGACGCAGTTGATGCGCCGACACACTTGATCATGTCGAAGGCTATGAAGCGTAGACTTTCGGCTGCGGCTCGTAACGCCTCAGTAGCCGGATATGTCACTTACTCAGTTGATGAGTTGGGTCGTCGTGTCATGCGCTACAATGATATTCCGATCCTAGTCGCTTACTCGAACAATGGTGGAACAGAAATTCTGCCGTTCAATGAAGCTTGCACTTCCGGAACAGCAACAGGAACTTCAATCTACTGCGTTGGATTCGGTGAAGGTAAACTAACCGGAATCCAAAACGGCGGAATCGATGTTCGTGATCTTGGCGAACTAGAAGCGAAGCCTGTCTATCGTACCAGAGTTGAGTGGTATGCCGGTATCGCCATGTATCATGGTCGTGCCGCCGCTCGCCTCTGGAGCATCGCTGACGCCGCGATCGTGGCCTAAGCTAGAGAACTGAAGGAGAAAACAGTATGTCTCGCAATGCAACTCGCACTTATGATGCGGCTCTGCTCCTGAAGGACTCTTACGCCGTAGCGGCTGCTTCAGCTGCTGGTCAGGTCGCTTCAGTCGACAAGATCCTTGATATCGGATCAGGTTGGCAGAATGGTGTCGCTCGTATCGAAGTCTCAGCCATGGATGTGGCGACAGGCGACGAAATCTACACGGTGGCTCTGGAGTTCAGTAACTCTGCGACTTTCGCGTCAGGAATTGTCCGTGGTGCCATGCTTCAACTCGGTGATGCCGCCGTTGTAGCTGGTGACATTGATCTGGACGCAGGTCGTTATGAGCTTCCTTTCACTAACGAAATCGACGGTACACTTTATCGCTACATGAGAACATACACGAACGCGGCGGTGGCTGGTTCAAGTATCACTCATACCGTCGCGGTATTCAAGCACTAAGGCCCGAAACCCCCTCGCGCCTCGCTTGGAAAGAAGAGGAGAACCGATTGCCCCCGGTTCTCCTCTTCGCCCTTCTAGCAAAGACTCTGAGAGAAAGGTACTAAGAATATGCCTGCAATTCCCTTCGCACTAGACGACAATCAAAAAGCGATTCTTTATAATCGCAAAACCGGAAGAGCCGAACTTTTCTGGCCGGTGGATGCAAAAGAAATTCTTCGTAATACGGATGAATATTCGACGGCTCCTATCAAGGACAAGACTGTTGATGCTCTTCCCGTCAATGTCATTCCGAATATTCAGACCCCAGAGAATCGTCCGAAATTAGAATCTCTCAAGAAGCCAGAACTTCTTGATTATTCGAAGAAAATCGGACTTGATCTCGAAATCAGCATGACGGTTGCCGAAATCGTTGATGCTATTGAAGAAAAGTGGCAAGAGCAGGATGATGCTCTGAAAGCCAAGTCTTAACTCTTAAACCTCTATAACCGAC